CGGTATTCCTTGGGAAAATGACCCGGGGAGACGATCTTCTCGGTATAGTTCCATTCGGGCGGGCACCAGTAATAACCCGGAGTCTCTGTGATGTAGTCGCCAGGAGCAGCACTCTGCATATCATAAGTCTTTCTGGCACCAGCGTCATAACGGAGACGGGTCTGATCTTCCCAAGCAGACGGGCTTGTGGAAGTGGCAGGTGTAGGGTACGGTTTCATTCCTTTCGAGCGGCGAAGTCCCTTTTCAAGACGAGAAGGTTCGACTGTCGCATATGGTGCCGGGGATAGTAATGACATTATATTATAGACAAGTATTTTAATTATTAAATTGATATGGCTATGACTAAATAAACATGTCTCTCAACAAATGTCTTGGACGCCTAGGATATACTCTGCGTAAAGACCAGCTATCAAAGGAGGATGAACAACGCCTTAAGAAAGATCTGACCATTACTACGAAGGTCCTCCCAGCATTTAAAGACTTTCAAAAACCCAAGACGTATAAAATCTTCTGGCAGTCCAATGACGCATATTATGTTCCGCGGTATTACGGTTTGGAAAAATTTGGATATCCAGAGTATGTTGCTTTACCAGAGGGTATCCCCATCCGGGCTAAATGCAGTCGTGACCCACTACCCCATCAGCGGGCTGCAATAGCCGCCCTTACGGAAAAGTTCGATCCCGCCAAGGAGATTGGTGATGGCGGTGTTTTGTCATTGCCTTGTGGTTGGGGCAAAACTTATTGTGCTATTCGGACTATTTGCCAACTGGGTCTCGCGGCACTGATCATTGTACCGACGGAATGCTTGATGGATCAATGGGCAGAGGCCATTGAGACTATGACAGGAAGCAAGTCAATCGGTAAGATTCAGCAATCAACTGTGGATATAGAGAACCGTGATTTTGTTATTGCTATGCTCCATAGCCTGTCCCTAAAGGAATATCCAATGAGCGTCTTCGACCGATTTGGGATTACTATTTTTGATGAATGTCATCATATCAGTAGTGAGACATTTTCCAAGGCTATGATGCGGATTAGAACTAGGTACACTCTGGGTCTATCGGCGACACCGGAGCGGGCGGATGGTCTCTCACCTATTTTTTATAATTTCATTGGACCCTTGTTTCATCAGGAAAAGCGGACTGGTTCGAATACTGTATGGGTTAAGAAGCTCTATCTTAATAGCACTAGTGAAAACTATGGTGTTCTTAGAATGGCGAATGGGACTAAAAATACGGCCGGAATGACTACAAATATCGCAAAACTCTTAGAACGAAATGCCTTAATTTATACGGCATTGAAACTATACGCTGCTCAAGGCAGAAAGATTCTTATCCTGAGTTCCAGAAAGGAGCATTTGCGGACACTGAAAGAGATGATTGATACAACAGATGTTCCACGACCTGATGGCATCCAGGTAACAACCGGATTTTACTGGGGCAAGACAGGCGTAACTCGTAAGGTTCATCGGGCGATGTTGGCAGAGAGCGCAAAGTGCGATTTGATTTTTGGTATTGATGTTATTGCGAAAGAGGGACTGGATATTCCGGGATTGAATACATTGATTTTTGCAACTCCACCAGGAGTAGAGATTGAACAACCGGTGGGTCGTATTCTTAGAAAGTTTCACTTGGATTTGAATCCTGTAGTACTAGACTTGGTTGATAATACAGGAAACTATGTATCACATTTTAATACACGACGGGACTGGTACTTGGATGAAAACTATATTATCAATGAGCTAACAGTTAATCTAGATGCGGCGCTAGACCATACCGAGATTTCACAGTTCTTACTAGAAAAGAATGACGAAAAGCGATGTGTAAAACCGCGCCGAAGGCGACCAGCAGTGACTGCAGCTGCTGCACTGGAAGAGCGAGAGCCTGAGCATCTGCAAATGGAAGAGATAACCCTTATTGATGAAAAGCCGGGTGCTTGCTTATTCTAAACTCAGGCCCTTACGGTCAAATGCCTTGATTCTTCTTAGAGATATTGCACGTTGTGCGCATAAACGCACATCCTCTTCTGGAAGAACAGAGAGTATATCAGCTAGATCATGTGGTAAAATAGCGGACTTGAATATAGTTGATATTTCAGTCAAAGTATAACCTTGATCTAACTTTGTATCTATGTATTCTTCTATAGCATCCATCCTTATACATCTAAATAAATCATTCTTAACTATACATATATGGCTGGCGGTCTTATGCAACTTGTCGCCTATGGCGCACAAGATATATATCTTACAGGTAATCCTATGATTACATACTTTAAAGTAGTATACCGAAGACATACAAACTTTGCCATTGAGAGTATTCAGCAAACATTTAACGGAAGTACCCAGTTTGGTGGTCCTAGATTAGGCGCTGTTATACCGCGTAACGGTGATTTAATTAACGCCGTCTACATTCAGGTAGAACTACCTGATGTCTCCTGGACTTCTACTGTAGGTAATACTGGTGCTATTCTCCGTTGGACTGATAACATTGGACATCATTTGTTACAACAGATGGATGTAGAAATCGGTGGTCAGCTTGTCGATCGTCAATATTCCGATTGGCTTGAAATTTGGGCACAGCTCACTGTTCCAGCCGGCCAACAGCGCGGCTACCGAGAGATGATTGGTCAGGATCCCCTGACTGACTTTGGTATTCCACAAGGGTTGCAGGCGGCACAGGATATTTCTGCAGCCAGTGGCACTATTCGTGGCAGAACCATTTATGTCCCGTTGCAATTCTGGTTTTGTCGGAATGTCGGATTATCCATTCCTCTGATTGCATTACAGTATCATGAAGTTAAAATCTATGTAACCTTTAGTAGTTTCTCTTCATTGATTATAAATCAAAATGGTACTGTTCAGTCAGGGACAAGTAATACATTCTCCTCTATAACAGTCTCTCCTCCAAACAATGGATTCTTTGCGGCCAGTCTCTGGATCGACTATATCTATCTTGATACGGATGAACGCAGGAGATTTGCACAAGTTACACATGAATATCTTATAGAACAAGTACAAACACAAACAGCGATTATATCTCCAGGTGTTGAAGTAACAATCCCTCTCGTGTTGAATCATCCTGTGAAAGAGATTATCTGGGTTTGTCGGTCAGAGGCTGCGGAGGTTTATAATCAATGGAGCAATTATACAACACATTCGGCTACATTGCATTCTGGTAGAACGGCATCTCTGGCGGATGTTAAGTATGATATGGCGATTGATGCGAGTACAAGTACGGCATATACTTATCCAACGGGTATTCAGTGGGGTAATTTAAGAACGCTTACTAACCAGAGTATGACAGCGCCACCAAATTCATTGAATCCTGTGACACGTGCCAAGTTACAGTTTAACGGTCAGGAGCGGTTTGCTGCAAGAGAGGGAGACTATTTTAATCTTGTACAGTCGCGTGATAGGCATACAAATATTCCTGATAGTCCTGGGATTAATGTTTATTCCTTCGCATTGAGACCAGAAGAACATCAACCTAGCGGAAGTTGTAACTTTTCTCGTATTGATGTTGTAAAACTCATTATGACAACGCAATCCGGTATTGAACCTGTTGATTTTACTGTTCCTGATAATAGAGTATCTGCTGTGGATTTCTCTACCAGTAGATGGAATGTATCTATTTTTGCTACAAACTATAACATTCTCCGTATCATGAGCGGTATGGGTGCTGTGGCTTACACGTCCTAAGGGGTGGGGGACAGCTGTGGGACAGCCTTAGGCGTCCCTTGCGACGTAGTCGCTCCCCCATAGCCCCCTCGCTTCCATTCCTCGGCAATTAGGAAGAGAGGAGGGGATCGGGTAATCTTAGGAAGCGAGGGGGGTGTCCCCCAAAAGTGATTCCATCTTAAGATTATTAGAGTTGAACATCGTGCTTCAATTCTTACAGTGATACGAGCGACAGAGATATACGACAGCGGATAGCGACAGAGATATACGACAGCGGATAGCGATAAGAGAAAAATGCGGTTCGAACTGCAATACGGGGACATTGTTCCTCCGCCTTATGGGTGGAAAGAAGAGCAAACCGAGTTTATACAGGAGGATTTTCCTGGAGCAACATTGCTGGAAACATTGATGGTTCCGGTGATTGATGCCAGAGATGAGGATAAAAAAGATACTGCACATGTGTGTGCTATTAGTGTGAAGATTGAGTTTTGGACAGACTTCATTGTAATTCGAGATGAAGTCTTGCCCACAACGAATGGGCGGATTGTTCCCAAGGTCGTCGAGTACGACAATGGGTTTGAAATCAGTTGGCGCGACAACACCAACCGGCGGATTGATCAGCCGGTGAGCTACTTCGTCCCATATGATGGTGACGAGGATCAACTGTTGGAGATTTACATGAATGCCGACGAACAGATTCATCGGGATTACGGGCCTGCGATTGTTGGGCGGTGCAATCGCCGCAGATGCAGAAATTCATACCTGTATTGGTATGATAAAGGCGTCTGCTACCACTTCTTAGCAGTCTAAGGAAGAAGAAGAGGAAGAAGGAGGAAGAACAGTAAAAATACCCTATCCGGAAACGGATAGGGTATTTTTACTTTGTGCAAATACTTTGTATCGCCTTAGAAAATACATTACTGTAAATTATATACATGGCTGGTGGTATGATGCAACTAGTCGCTTATGGAGCACAGGATGTATACTTGACAGGGAATCCTACAATTACATATTTCAAAGTAGTTTACCGAAGACATACAAACTTTTCAATAGAGAGTGTTAAACAGTTCTTTACAGGTACAGCTGACTTTGGTAATACTGTAAGTTGTTTGGTATCTCGTGTAGGTGATCTTGTAAGCGGTATCTACTTGGAAGCAACGCTTCCCGAGCTGAGTCTAGGTGCTAGCTTTAACGGAGAATATCATTGGATAGAAGATATTGGACATCATCTTATTGATCAGGTTCAAGTAGAAGTAGGCGGTCAGCTTATAGACCGGCATTATGGTGACTGGCTTGAAATCTGGGCACAGCTCACTGTCCCCGCTGGTCAGGAAGTGGGTTATCGCAAAATGATTGGTCAATATCCCAAGGATCGGTTTGGTCGTCCTACAGGATTACAGAAAAACACAATTGGTGTTACAACAGAACAGTTGAGTCGTAAGATTTATGTCCCGCTCCAATTTTGGTTTTGTCGTAATCCTGGGCTTGCTCTTCCGTTGATTGCATTACAATATCATGAGGTTAAAGTTAGTGTCTCCTTTAAAGATTTTAATCAACTAGTGATTGGTAATTTTGCGAGTGCATCGCTTACTACAACAGAGTCGCCTGCATTGTGGGTGGATTATATTTATCTGGATACGGATGAGCGCCGGCGTTTTACACAGGTATCGCATGAATATCTTATTGACCAGTTGCAGTTTAACGGAGATATTAGAGTAACTACTGGTACAGTAGAAAGCAATCCAAGGACAGTACTTTGTAACTTGAACTTTAATCATCCTGTAAAAGAACTAATCTGGGTTTGTCAGTCAACTACACATACTGACAATAATCATTGGAGTAACTATACTACTTGTAAAGCCATATCAGTTCCTATTAATAGTTCATATATTCCTACATCGGTTAGTGGTATTGATGAACTGTATAGTCTGACGGATTTAACTGATTATGGTGGATTAGGTAATGTGAAAACACGTGATCAGATGATAACACTGTTGGGACAAAGTGTTAAAATACCGCCCGGTGGCCAAAACCCGGTTGTTTCTGGTAAGTTGATTCTTAATGGTCATGAGCGTTTTACAGAGCAGAAGGGAAGATACTTTAATTTGTTTCAAACCTATAATGCCCATACTAATGTTCCAGTATCACCTGGCATTAATGTGTATTCTTTTTCACTCAAACCAGAGGAAGTGCAACCTAGCGGAACGTGTAACTTTTCACGTATTGATTCGACAGTTCTCCAGTTGAACTTGGCAGTTAATGCAATTGGTGTGACAAATACATCAGGAGATTCTTATTATAATACAACGCTGAGTGATGGTTCGCAGAAGATATCTACCACATGTAATCTTAAAGTATACGCAGTGAATTATAATATCTTTCGTGTAACTAACGGTATGGGTGGTATTGCTTACTCCAATTAGGGGACGAATGCGTCCCCTATGACCCCTCCTGTTTTATTTTTATGGTATAAAGTATATATGAAGGAGTTTAAACTGCCAAAGTCTATTACATCAAAAATGACAGCAACTGAGTGTAAAATGTTTTCTACTTTGAAAAAGAAAGATAGTGATGCTTTGGCTGATATGATAAAACGTCAGAGAAAGTATACTCAAGTATCAAGAAAGTCTCCTAATAGTAAGACTCTTCCTGCTTTGCTGAAGGCCGGATTTAAAGCAGAATCCAAGGCATTCAAGTCGGCTGATAAGGTTAAAGCATTCATTGTTAAGATGAGGGCCAAATATTAGGAGAGCTGCGCTCCCCTATGACCCCTAGCCTCCGCTGCGCGGGTGTTTAAAATGATTATACCAGTATAAATTATCATGTATTCACGTATTTATTCTGGTATAATGGGAGTATCTACCGTTGCGTTTAGTGGTGCAGGTACATACCATGGATAAATTTTGTAATCAACAATATTGGTCAAACTTCTGTGGGATGTATTACAGGGGGGGTTAATTGGGTTGGGTATTGGTGCTATTTGGCCTATTAGTGTTGGTGTATTTGTTGCAAGAAAGATGGCACATACTAAAGATTAACGGATACTACTATTAAATGAAGGAAGAGAAGGACGATCATAATTTGCAGGCTATTCGGTTAGCACAGATGCGGGATATTCAGTCTCGTGGGTTTGAATTATTCCGCAAGAAGAATCAGGACTATGGTGATGCCTTTGCGCAGTTTGGTATTATTGGTGTTCTTGTCCGTATCCAAGATAAAATTCAGAGGGCAGTAAGCATCAGTAAATCTGGTGTTACTCTTGTATCCGATGAGCGGTTAGAAGACACTTTGCTTGATCTGCATAATTATGCGGCTATGGCACTCATGTTGGGGACAGCTGTGGGACAGCCTTAGGCGTCCCTTGCGACGTAGTCGCTCCCCCATAGCCCCCTGGCTTCTGCTTCGCGGGGTTGATTATGGGAGAAAGCGAATATATACAGGAGGTAGTATGAGGGAGGCGACATAGTAGCCATGGGCACCAAAGGTTGCCCACGCATTCGTCTCTCATTATAAACTAAAAATATACTTAATGATTATTATATAATGACCGGTGGTTTAATGCAACTGGTTGCATACGGGGCACAGGATATATATTTAACAGGTAATCCTACAATTACGCACTTCAAAGTAATATACCGGCGGCATACTAATTTCTCCACAGAAACAGTGTCTCAGACATTTGATGGTGTAGTCGCCTTTGGCAATCGTGTTTCTGCTACAATTACTAGAAATGGCGACTTGATTCGCGGTATGTATATTCAGGCCAATCTTCCCGCTCTTACTGAATTAGCCTTGACCAATTATACTGACTTATCGGGTAATACGGGTCCAATGAACCGGTATATGCGGTGGGTTGATAATATCGGACATCACATGTTGCAGCGTATTGATATAGAAATCGGCGGTCAGCTAATTGATCGGCAATATGGTGACTGGCTTGATATTTGGGCACAACTCACTATACCTGCAGGCAAACAACGTGGATATTATCAGATGATAGGCCAGGATCCTCTCAACTCTATTGGGCAAAATACCGGCTTGCAACAGGATATTTATTCTAGTACAGACTCGACGTATCCTTATACCAATGTTCTAAAGGGTCGTGATATTTATGTTCCTCTGCAGTTTTGGTTTTGTCGTAATGTCGGACTTGCTCTGCCCTTGATTGCATTACAGTATCACGATATTAAAATCACTGTACAATTTCGGCCAATTTCTGATCTTGTTACAGTATGGAATAACGGTTCATCGATTCCAAACACAGGGTTTAGTACATATGTATCTGCCACACCTGATCCGGGTACTTTTGATGCCTCACTCTGGGTTGATTATGTGTACCTCGATACAGATGAACGCCAGCGATTTGCCAAGGTATCGCATGAATATCTTATTGAGCAGGTTCAATTCACGGGTGATGAATACTGTACGCCGGCTGTAACAGGTCAGACGGTCGGTAGTTTTAATTCATACCGGTTGAATTTCAACCATCCTGTAAAGGAACTCATATGGGCTGTTCGTGGATTTGAAAGCTCAAACCAATGGAGTAATTATACTGATACAAAATTGCAGGCTAAGCCACCTAGAACAGTTGCCGGTATTACTAGCAGTGGTGCTACTACGGTTGGTCTATCGGGCTTGGATACCGCCGCGCCTTATACCAATCCACCGAGTAGTGGCTATTTGCTAGATCCACCATCATTGGCGACAGTGAGATATAATTGGGATATGTTTTCCAACTTTAATTCAGTCCGTCCCACGGGAAGACCGACAGGAACTAGCTCAGTGGATTATCAGTCTTGTCGTCTGGCGAATAATCCTGTTGTTAGTGGAACTATTCTTCTTAATGGACAGGAGCGGTTTGCTGCTCGTCCTGGTAGTTATTTTAATCTTGTACAGCCAAAGCAGTATCATACCAACATTCCACAATCACCTGGTATAAACGTCTATTCTTTTGCTATTATTCCTGAAGAACATCAACCCAGTGGTACGTGTAACTTTTCACGTATTGATAATGCTACTTTGAATCTATATATTGGCCGGTTTTATGAGCCTGTTGGCAGTACCTATACACAGGATGCTGCAACCGGTTTATCAAGTATAACAACTGCAACAGTGAAAATCTATGCGTTTAGTTATAATATTCTTCGTATCACTAACGGAATGGGTGGGTTGGCTTACTCCAATTGAGGGACGCCGGCGTGGGCAACCTTCGGTGCCCATGGCGCTGCGAAGCAGTCGCCTCCCTCATACTCCCTCCCGCCCTTCGGGGAGTGCCGCTTCGCGGGATGTATTAATGACCGTAAGGGGACCCCCTTACATAAATAAACCTTGTGCGTATATGTTATGTTAATGCATTATTTAACATAACAGATAAACCTAACGGATAATAATTAGAATGGAAGATAATAAACCCGCGAAGCGGCACTCCCGAAGGGCGGGAGGGGTCTAAGGGGACGCCGGCGTCCCCTTAGAGGGTGAATAAATCGGCCTCGGACAGATTGACGTCCTGTTGCTTGCCGCCCTTTAGACCTGCGAGAAGACCATCTACGTCATCCGGATCGGACATTGGAGTTCTCGCGGATTTTGGCGGCGGACTCATACTTACCGGTGCAGGGGGAATCTTGCCCATGCGCATGGCCGTTTCCTGATAACGGCGCTTGAGCTCTGGGTCAGAATTAACCACATCGCTAAACCCCGGCATGGTTTTCTCAGCCTTGTTAATAAGCTGTCTGGATAGATGGTAGCGGTAGCCACTCATTGTGAGCATACCGAGAAGCTTCAACTCTGGTGGGATGGCCATAGTTGTCTTGTATTTGTAGTGGAGCTCTTCGAAGACTTCATCATATTCTGTAATGTTTTCAAACACTGCCTTAGACCAACCTTCAAGATCCAGTTCAAAAATATTGTACTCCTTAAAAGAACAACCATATTCAATCATACCAACAAATGTAACCAAAATATCGCGCTGAAACTTGATACTGTTATCCAGATCGCGTTGAGCACGGAGTTTCTCAAGAACCTCCTCGATTTCTTCGAGACTCGAAGTCAGGCCGCATTTCTTACCAGCCGCCTCATAACCTTGATCTTCAAGACGCTTGAGAGCAGCAAGGTATTCGATCTTCTTGTTGCGGGTTTCCTCATAACTCAACTTAGGGCGTGATGACCGAAAGCTTCCCTCTTCGTCCTCGTCGTCATCTTCATCATAGCTACCAGACCCCTCGGAATATTCCTCACTGCCAGAGCCCTCGTCTTCATCGTCATAACTACCAGAACCTTCCGAATATTCCTCTGAGCCGTCTTCATCATCAGAACCATTAAGCTTTACTGGAATATTTCTAAACTGAGAACCGGTGCGAGAAGGAACGGAAGACCGATCCGATCGCTCACTTCTAGCGGAGCCTTCTTCTTCGCTAATGCGAGCCGAAGGTGCGGGTCTGCGATCAAACCGAAACGGCTTGCTACCCATATCTCCTCGCATACGGAATTTATTATTTGCATGGCTTGTACGCATTGTATTGCTATCTTTAACAACAAACTTGGGTCGGGCGTCGGGATCTCCTTCAGGAGTCATCGCTACAAGTTCAGGAGGATTTTGTTTATCTGTGACTGCATCAATACCATAATCAATACCAGGAACGGGATGACCACGGGGCCTCTCTTCACGAATAGGTCTAGGCGAGATACCCGTGTTAGCAAGTCTAATAGCAGCATCGTCCGACATTTACTTTTTAAAACATCTTATTAATTGGTTTTTAACTTATTGCAATTCAAATCACATTATTTCATTACCAAAGTAGAATACAAGTGCCTTGGATAATAGTTCCTTAACATTCGGTTCAAGACGCTCCTTAGACATAAGCCATTTGATATTGCTCAATGTAAATTTTCCTGTAGAGAGTTGTTTCTTAATAGGCGCCCTAGGTCTCGCTACTTTGTATTTCCTTAAATTCATGTCACGGAACACGTGTTCTTGTTGCGGTGACACCTCGGCTCGTTTGCCGTGCTGTCCATATTTCAAGTACCATGCTCCCTGTAGAAAACAATCTGCTAAATCATCCTTCTTTTTAAATGTCTCTAAAAAATGCACTAGGCGCGGATCCTTGCGGACGGCCCACGCACAATAACGAATAGAATACCATTTATTTCTTGCATACTGTGTTTTCAACCGGCATTCAATAACCGGTCCATCATAAACCGTTAGCTTATTCTTTGCATCAATAAACTTGATATCATATGGACGCGCACCATCGATAATACCGCGCATAACATAGTAATCAAAAATCGCATGCCCAATCCCCTTGATTTTCTCACGCGCCTTGATTGGCTGATGTTCGATTAATACCTGGGCAACCTGTAGAAACATTGGATTTGCATCGAGTTGCCGGAATAGAGATTCCTTGAGTTCGGTTTCTGTTGCCGATTCAACCGTAATATTTCTCCTCATGCT